TGTCTCTTGGATAGCTAATCTATAAGTATTACTAGCACCACCACTCGGACAGCCGTTTAGAATATATGTTCCTGGGCTTAAATCATATCTATTGATAACCAAACTGCTGTTAGCAGAGGTATCATTTGTACCATCTGCTAAAACTGTTTTATCGCTATTCACAGTAAATGTTATTCCGTTTGATATTTTTGTGGTCGAAGTATTATCAAGTAAGTTCTTCCCACTTCTCGTTGCCTGTTGGCTTTCGCCTTCTATACTTACTTCTATTGCTGGTAAGTTCGCACTCTCTATACTTATATTCTTTCCTTCTTCTTCTTTTATTAAATCTACTAATTCGCCTTTTTCACCTTTTAAAGATGCTAATTGTTCTTGCGTAAAGTCTGAATATGTGAACGGATCGCCTTTCTCTCCTTGTTCGCCTTTATCCCCAGTATCTCCTTTATCGCCTTTGTCTCCCTTGTCTCCTTGTTCACCTTTAATATTAACTGGTGGCGGATTACCTAGATTTCCATTATTGCTCCACGATAACACTCCATCAGTAGATACTGTCGGTGTGAAAGTATATCCTTGTGAACCACGTTCTCCTCTAATTCCTGTTTCTCCTGTTGCACCAGTAGCTCCTGTGTCTCCTTTATCTCCCTTATCCCCTTTTTCTCCTTTCAAAGACGCTAATTGTTCTTGTGTAAAATCCGAATATGTAAATGGATCCCCTTTATCTCCTTTGTCTCCTTTATCTCCTTTCAATAAATCAGTTTTTATATCAGTAGTAATATCGTCGGTTTCATCTTCTATTATGACATTTATATTATTCATATATTATTCATCTCCTTTGTAAGTATATTCTTCTGTCAATGTTATACTGCCTATTACAAGTGTTTTTACTAGTCCCGTTGATGTCTTTAATTCAATATCGAATCCATAAGTTCCATAATCTAAGTCCGAGGTATCATCAGCTTTGAAAGTGACATAGTAATATCCATCGTCATCGTTTAACTCAATACCAGATTCTAATGTTTTTTGAATCAATACATCTTTAGAATTAGCATTTTTCTTCACTGTAACATATAGCTTGTCTCCTACACTTAATTTTAGGTCCACCCCAGCTGAATCTTTAAGTTTAAATTTAAATCTCTTTGTGTCACCTCTAGGAAATTCAAAATCCATTGTTAACCCTCCTTCTTATTAATTTGCTCAGAAATGTTATTAATTGTTGGCCATAAACTTTCCAGATTGTAGTATTCAATTAGTTGTTCAATAGTAGTCGGAATATATTGGTCTTGTTTGTCTACTTTACTCATTCCTATCCTCCTTTTTTACAAATTAAAAAGAAGAGTTATTTATATTTAACTCTTCCATCTTTATAAACTGTAAATCCACTAAATTTATCAAATAATTTTAATTTTTCATTCCTTTTTAGTGATAAACTTTGAACATAATTTACAAGTTGTTTTTTTTGCGAGCTTGTTGTTGCATATCCATGTATTGCATATAAAAGTAAACTCTGATTTCCTGTTATTTCTTTATTTGCATGTATTTTGTTTAAATATTCAATTAATTTCTTTTGCTTACTTTTGCTTACTGTTTTTCCATTTAAAGTTCCATCATCTTTTTTGTCAGATTCAAATTCTTGTTGTTTAAATTTTAAATATGTCTTAATATCCACTTTTGCATTATTAACTATTATATCGTATTCTGTATCTTTTTCAGCCTTAATATAGTTTTCATATATTGCTCCTATTTCTTTATTAGAATAAGTTGAATCTAATAATATTTGTATTTTGTCTTTAGCTTTTAAACTTTGATTTTCTTTAAGTCTTCCTTGCTTTTTTCTTTTTTGAGTTTCATTTTTTTCTGTTACTTTGTAATCTATATAAGTTTTAAATTTTAGTCCACTTTCATTCATTTTTTTGTATTCTTTTTCGGTTGGAATATCAATATTATTTTTTTGCGCTTTATCATATGATTTCATGAATTCAGTTTTACTAGTTCCTGTTGATATGATGTATTCTGCATCCTTTAGTTGAGAGCCACCATCATCTCTTTCTGTGTTATTAAGTATGTCATATTTAAATATTCCCCATTTTTGTTGCTCGGTCCAATTCTGGTCTTGCAAATATTTTATTTTGTCCTCTTTCTTTTTTAATTTACTATTAGTATATTCTAATAACTGCTTGTATGGTAGTTTAGCATATTTATACATTTCTGTTTGCTTAGCATTTAAAGATTTATAGTTATTGTCTGCATAACTTTTTGCCTCTGGTAAAGCATACTTTCCAAAAATCCCTGCTTTCATATACGTTCCCAAATTAGCCTTTTCAACTGGAAATTTCAAAGTTTCTTTTCCCTCCGAATCTACTCCATAACTTCCTCCTGCTAGTATCGTTCCAACTCCTTCCACAGTCTTTCTTACTTGCCCTCCACCAAATGGTAGCAATAAATAAGAAGCCGGTTTGCTTATTTCATTCAATAGTGTTTTAACTGCCTTGCTTGAATTAATTTCACCAGTCGCCAAACCTGATATTGCCTTAAATGTATTTTCTACATCTGGTATAGCTCCACTGACCGGTATCCTTCCTCCACCAGCAAGTCCTCCTATAAAAGGCAATTCTTGTACAATATCTGTACCCACATTAATTAATTTGTCTGCTGTATTCATGTTTGGAGTATTCAATGTTTCAAATGAGTCTACAGCTATATCTATTGGACTAAATGCAGACTTTCTTCCAGTAATCTTTTCACTTGTCCAATTGAATAAGTATGCAGCTACAAACATTTTGAAATAAGCTAACGCTATATTTGCTAAGCCTTTGTTTTTTAAATCTCTTGGAATATCTTTGAACATATAGCTATATTGATTATTGACTTCTAATTGAAATTGAGTAAATGCTTTACTTATAGGGTTTTTCTCCTCAAATAATGTTGGCAGTGCACCTTTACTTCTATCTGCCATAACATTTGCTCCAAACGAATTAGCATTTTTCATTGCTTCTTTTGCAGTCATTCCTTTGTCTATATTATCCAGATATTTGCCTCTTACAATAATGTTGGATGCTACATTATCTATGGCATTAAATAAAAAACTTGTTTTGTCGCTTATCTTTTCAAGACTTGTTTTATATAATCTGTCGGCTTGATTCAATCTATTAGTTAAAAAGGTGGATTTATTTGTAAAACCATCATCACTTATATACGATTTTATAGTATCAATTGTCGCTCTTCCTATGTTTTTTGTACTAATTTGAGAATAAGCCTGTGTTATAGCTATAAAGTTTGTAATAGCACTTCCAATGTTTAGGCCTATGGCATTCGCACCAAATCTATTTTCTATAGCTTTCGTTGTACTATATATGGACCTCGAAATTCTATTTTCAAGACTTCTATCTGCTTCACTTTTTTTATTAGCTAGAGCATTTGTATATCTTCGTAATTCCACCACCAAATTTGGCATTGGATTATCTGCCACATCAAATACCTTGCTGATTTCCATCATCTTCTCTTGAGGTGTCAATATTTCGTTATCATATATTTTGTCAATTTTCTCTTGTATTCCTTTATCAGAGTATTGATATCTTATTTCATTTTCTAATCCTCTTAACCTTTGAATATTTTCAGTGTGAAATATAGTATCTGCAGCCTGTCTAATATATGTATCAAATCCTTTTAATGCATTATATGTTGTTTTATCTGTTTTTCTATTTAAGGAACTCCTATTCCATGTTTTACCTGGTACAAATTGTTCTGTTCTTCCAGCAATGTTGGTTGGTAGTGGTCTTTTGTCTATTTCTATTCCTAATTTATCTAGAACTTTTTCCGCTTTTGTTACTGGTTGATAGTCAATAAAGTGTGGAAAATATCCTGTTCTATATTTTATTTCTGCATATCCATTTGCTCTTAATACTTGATTTTCCAATTCAAGTATTTCATCATATATGTTTCTTAAAGTGTCTATAGCTTTTTCAACTTTTGCTTTGTCTATTTTGCCTTGATTTATATTTTTATTAATTGATTTTAATGTTTTTACTACTTCTTCATCAGATTTAAAGTCTGGGTTATATTTTGCTTCCCCTAAAAGCTGAACTGCCTCAGACTCATATTGATTTAAATTTAATCTTTCAACTTTGTCATTGTATGAGTTAATAAATCTTTGTTTTTCTGCTTCTGCTTCGTGGACAGGTGTAAAATATGTGTCAATTATATCTTGAGCTTCTTGCTTATTTGATATTATATCAAACATATTTCTCTCCATTGTTTCTCTTTGATATTTAAGCCCCATGCTTTTATCCTTCCATTTAGCAATGTTTTTTATTTTGTCTTTGGCAAGTTCTCTATTTTTTTCAATAATAGATTTTCTTGATATATTATCTTCAGCTACTTCTTGATTTACAACTGTTGAATTAATTTTATTCTGTTGCATTATATCCTTGTCAATAGGTAATTTTATGTCTTTTAAGCTTGTTCTTGTTCCTACTGTGTTAAAATTCTTTTCTAAGTATTCTTGCCAATTTTTGTTGTTTTGAGAATATTTAGTTGTGGTATTAGCATATTGTCCTTCATCTCCATTAATCCAAGCTACTTCTTCTAATGGAATAGTTTTTGAATATATTTTATTACCTTTTCCTCCTGCATATTGTTCGGCTTGTACTTTTGATGTAGATATAAATGTCCCCTGTTGTATTGGATATGAACTATATACAGTTACCTTTCCGCTTTTTAATGCTTTCTCTGCATCTTCTTTTGAAAAATCCCCCCATACAAAGCTTTCATCATCATTTATTACTTCTTCAAATGTTTTTATATCTTCAATTTTTCTTATTCCTGTATGATAATCGTCTAACATAGGATTAGTATTTTTTATTATTTCTAATTGTTTTCCTTTATGAGATGTATTTTGAATATCTACAGTTTTTGGTTTCTTTAAATTTATAGTCTTACTATCTTCAGTTGCATTATCATATATATAATTTGCTATATCATTTCCTAATTGTTTTAATGCATTATCTTTTGAAGTTGTAGTAAATTGATTTATCAATTTGTTATTATTTGATATCTCTATATTTATTGTTCCATCTACTTGTCTATTGAATTTTACAGTATTGGCTTCTTGCAAATCTTCATATCTTTTTGCATTTTTATCAAAAGAAAAAGAACCTGAATTATTTTCAGATTCTTGCATAGAATATTTAGTAGTATTGACATCTTTGTTTGAAGGTGGTATACTATTATTAGAATTAGTCAACGATACAGAGAAAGATTTATCTGATGCACTGTAATTTTGGCTAATTCTTTTTATTTTTGTTACATCATACAATGTTTTTTTATTACCACTTTTAGCAATATTTATTAATCCTTCAAACTTTAATCCGTTAACTTCAAACGTAGTTTTGTAGTAATCCCAACCATCCTTAGCAAACGGATGTCTTCCATCATCTTCTGTACTATATTGATATTCAGATACATTTAATAAATTATCTAATTCTGTAGATGCTTTGATTTTTGATTCCTTTGTAATGGCAGGCAATTTATTTTTTGGATGAGTATATTCGTTAGCAGTTTTCATCGTGATTTTTATATTTTCATTATCTAAATTTATACCCTTTTCTCTAAAATTATCTAATATATATCTTTTAGCAATTTTTGTTTGTTCTGATAAAGATTTCCCTTTAAATATATCTTGGTCTGTATCAATCTGAACATATTTATTTCCATTATTATCTGCTTGAATACTATAGTTAGAATTATCGTTTAACCTATTCTTACGATTATATGCTTGCGTCCATTTATAATATAAATCCTCTACAAATTGATTTTGATTTTTATACCCTCTAAATTGATGCCACAAGTATTTTATTTCACTATAAATTCTTTGGAAAATATTAGGATTATTTTGTGCTATATTATTTATAAAATCTTGTGTTCCAAACAATTGTGCAGATACATCTGATAAAGCTTCTTCTGTTATCTCTGTAGAATTATAATTGTTCAACAATTGTTTTACAGAAGTGTCAAACTCCGTATTGCTCTTTCTGTAATTATCTATTATACCCTTCATCTGGTCAGTTCCTATTGCGTGAGTTAATTCATGTATTGCAATAAATTCTCCTGTCCTAGTTGAATTAGGGTTTATTGTTATTACTCCATCAGAATAAGAACCATTTGCTTTTCTTCCATCTGGTGATTTTAAACTACTATCTAGTCTTATATCTATATTCTTATCTGTTACAATTTTTTCTAGCATATCCACAAAATTATGGGCCTGTTCTGTATTATTAAAGTATCTATTTGCATCTTGTCTTAATCTGTCTATTTTAACATTTTCACTCTTTTCGTACTGGTATTTTTGCATAGGTAATTTTTTATTATTCAATATATTGTTTAATTCATTTGACATCTGAGATTGATTACTTTTAATTTCTTCTATTTGTTTCTTAATTTCTGGATCCTTTTGCGCAACATTCATGACTTCATTTATTTTGCTTTCATATTCCTTAGATACATCACTTCCACCCAAACCTACTAAATTCAAGGCAAGTGTACTTAAAAAAGTTATTTTGTTAGTTTCTCCTGCATTATTCCACCACTCCTTAAAGTTTGGTAATTCCTTTTTATTAATTATTTTATCTATTATATATCCTGCATTATCAGATATCTGCTCTTCTGTCATTTCTCCTAAAAAGCCATATGCTTTGTTCGCTATAAACTTTCCAACCTTTGATTTTACTTTTTCCGAAATAAACTTTCCTGCTAAATCATCTAGACTACCTTTTGCTATAATATTGCCACCTGTCAGTTTTTCCGTTCCTGCTTCAACTGCACCTTTTAAAATTCCAGTTTTGATTGCCTCGCTCAAATTACTTCTATCTTCGTTGATTGTTTCTTGAGCCGAATTTCCTCCAGAACTTAAGCCTGTTAAAGCAAGTCCTGAACCAGGAGTTACAAAATTTGCTACCATTGAAGGCACCATATTACCTATTACGTTGTTAATATTACTTGCCATATTTACTACATTGTTATTTACATCCTTATTAACTTTACTTCTGTATGATGATTTTTGACTTAATTCTTCTGCAACATCTAGTATTTTACTTTTTGATTCATTTAAGAAATTGTCATCTTTTAGTACTCCTATTTTCTTTCCAAAATCACTTATTTTCTGTGCATTTCTGGCAATTGGTAGTAATCCCGAATTTGCTATACCTGTTACTCCCTTCTTTATTCCTTCTGGAAAACTATTAAGTATATGAGCTACTGAAGAATTATAATTTTTATTTTCTATGTCTTTATTTATTTGTTCTGCTTCTTTCATGGCGCTTGCATCTTGTAGTGTAACTCTAGTACCTTGTTTATCATTTGTTATAGTTCCTTGTTGAAGGTTATATTTTAAATCATTCCACGTATTTACTGGTAAAGTTTGCCTGTTTAATTTGGAATCATTAGATTTCATTGGTAAAACAATTTTTGAAGAAGTCTCTTTTTTTAAATTCATTGGCAATACAACATTTGAAGTTTGTATTTTCATTTGTTCTTCTCGTCTTTTTTTCTCTTCTTCTTTCTTTCTTCTCTGCTCTTCAAATGTTCCGTTTATAATAGATTCAGCTATACCACTATTGGCATTCTTTTTACCATATGTACCATTAATAATTTGGTCTGCTATAGACATCTTCTATTCCTCCTATTCTAGTCCCAGTCTTGCACACAAGACTCTTACATCATCTTGTGTAATATTTCCTTTCTGATATTCTGAACTAATCTGTGTTGTTAGCATCGTAGGGTTTTTAGCAAGTGCTTGTACCATCTTTCCTGCAATTCCCCCCTGCTTAGCTTTAGCTAGCAAATTGCTGTATGAATTGTATAAACTTTGTGCGTAGTCGCTTAATCCAGTAAGACTATCATCAACATTTAATGTTGTACCACTCGATTGGCTTGCTTTCGCTCTTTGAATTGTTTTATTCAGTTCGTACTCTTTCTCCCAATTACTCTGTTCTTGCTTATCTTTTTCCTTTTGATAATCAAATTGCTCTTTGTTAAATTGTCTTTCCCATTGAGCTTGTTCTAAAGATTGTTGATATTGTTTTTCCCAATTACTTTGTGATAAATCATCTTGCTCTTTATTATAATTAAACTGCTCTCTGTTAAATTTCAAGTTATATATATTATATAAGTCGTCTATTTGCTGTTTATATATATTTAATGTTGATTGAGCTAGTTGTAAATCTCCATCTTGTCTTGCTTTGGCTATTTGTGCATCAAAATTTGCTTTTATTTTGTTAGCATTATTTCTTGCTTCTGTTCTTGCGTTTTGATATGAATTATAATATCCAAGTTTTGTTGTTTCAGCTAATCCACTATTATTTAACCCCTGTTCAGCTAAGTTTTCCGCATTTACTCCATATGGATTTATTTGTTTTTGATAATCAGTATACAAAGCTTTATTAGCTTTATTAACTTCTTCCTCTGTTTCCTGTTTCTTCTTTTCCAACTCATTTATCGTTTGCTCTGTACCAGTATTTATTATGTCTTTTTGTTGTTCTAACTGTTTGTCATATAATTGATTTGTCTGATTTTGTATATTGTTTATATCTTTATAACCTTCTTCATCTATATTTTGAGCATTAGATATTTGCATTATATACACCTCTTTCTTCCATTATTTCCTACCCAAATAACTGCTTTTTTTATTTTTCCATCTTGTTTTATAAAACATTTGCATCTTTTAATCACTCCACTATTTTTTGTATAAGCTATTTTTTGATTTCCTTTTATCGTGCAAGTTACTTCTTTGGAATCTATGTAATTAGAATTGTTATTGGTTACAACATTAAAAACAGCAGTAACTGTGTTGTTACTGCCATATTTTTTATATATTTTATCTAACTGTTCATCGTTTAATTGTATTGTATTGTTTCCTGAATTTACACTCTTATTCAATATTTCCATTGAGTCAATCAAAACTTTTAGTATCACTGGCGACCCTGAAGGATTTGTTATACTCATATTTATATTATCACCATGTATAAAGTCATTTAAAATGCTTATTTTGGCAATTTGATATGTAGTACCACTTATGTTCAAGTCAGCATCTTTATTTATACTTCCTGACGTATTTCTTGCTTTAAAATTAATTGTATAACTTATATTTGGACTTAAGTTGTTAACCGTAAATTCTCCACTACTACTATTACTATTAATTTCCGTATATGAATTTTGTGTTGATAATTTATAATATATTTTATCTGCTTTTGAACTTAAGTTATATTTAAAAGTTAAACTACTTAATGTTTTGCTTTTTAAAGATAGCGATGTTATGCTCGGTGCTTGTACTAATACTGGTATATCAACAGAAGTATTGCCTGTTAGAGTTCCATATGAAGGAGTTGTATAAAAACTGTATGATGCTGAAATATGTCTTCCACTTGCATTATTAATAGTAACTCTTTTTGAAAATACTGTTGTAGTTGTGTTCTCTGGTAATGTATATTTATTTGTATACTTTACTCCATCTATATAAAAAGTACCCTCTTGAGTATACCCCTGCCATGATTCACCACTTGTTTTAGCTGTCACATTGTATTCTACAACAGCTGTATTATTATTTGCATCTGTACTCACTATAGAAAGAGATTGATTAGCCACTACTGCCATTTTTCATACTCTCCTTTTAATCAAAATATTGAAAATATATTTCCCCTTCTTCTAAAGATGTAGGAACATTTTTTCCTTTAGATATTTTAGTTTTCGCTCCAGTTTTTATTTCATCAAGCAATTTATTAACTTGTGTTGTTAAATTTGTTATACTTGTACTTGCATCATTTGCAATTTTCTTGCCATCCGTTGCTATTTTCTCTATGTTTGTATCTTTGGTTTGTAATGACGAAACTATAGAGTCTAACTCTTTTACTAAGGTTTCGTTTAAGTAGTCCTTAATCTTATTTGATGCCTCGTCAAACTTTATTTTTAATTCATCTGCTGACAATGCTGGTTTATCTGGTAAACTCTGATGAACATTTAAATTTTCTGTTAATTTTGTTAATGCCATTTTTTATCCTCCTATCTCTTAACATATCCACCAATAAAAGCCTCTAAAATTGCACTAAACAAACCAAAAGGCTTATCTAATTCGTCCGTATAGAAACGTAATGAAATGTTTAAAAACTTCTTTTCTTTTATTTTAAAAACTATATAACTTTCATTTTTTGTTGTATATTCAAAGTTGTTATAATCTATATTCTCATAGTCAAAACCTGTTGCAGATTTGCTTGTTATATATTTTTCATCTTTTTTATTAGTTCTTTCAGCTATCTTAATCTTTCCATTTGGAATAGTTTTGATTTTAGCAATTCCTCCACGTTTATTGGTTGTTTTTAACAAATTAGAATACCCAAATCCATCCATTGGAGTTGTCCAATATGCATTTAATATTTCTCCATCGTCATTTGTCCCGTCAAAAATATAAATACATCCATCTGTAGAACCAATATATAGCTTCCCTTTATATTCCTTAAGAATATTAGGTTTACTATTTTTAATATTCCATAGATACCATTCATATTCTACAGAACTAATATTCTGAAATTTTTGTCGTGAATCTGCTAAAAATATATATCCATCACATAAAACTAATAGATATCCTTGCCATTCTATCATTTGAGAATTATTGTAATTATTAGTATTAATCAATTTATTATCAATTAGTGAACTTCTATGAGTTAATAATTGTTCTTCATCAATATTCCCGGTTATCCCTTCAAGACCATATTTACTTAAAAAGACAATATCGTCACTAAAGTTAATCGATGTAGAATAACAACCTGTAGATACATTACCTTGTTTACTAGGATAAATTCTTCCATACGTCTGTGATGTTGTTGGAATATGATAAAATACAGTTGCATTTTCTTGATTTTGTTCCTTAAAAACCCATAAAATGTTATTTCCTACAGTAACACTCTTTATCGCTGACTCTGAGGTTCCATCTTCATAATAACTTAAATCTGACACATATGCCGGATTTTGAAGTTCACTATGAAATAGAACATTGGGGAAATCATTATTTCCAGTGAAGAAAACTCTATTATCAAAAATTTGTGTTATTTTACATTTTTTTATTCTATCTATATATCCTACGGTTGACTTACTATACACTATTTTAACATTATCTTCTCCATCTCTAGAAGGTTTTTCCGGAGCAGCCTCAAAGGTTATTTTCCCAAGTAATAATGAAACTGTATATTGTGTTGTAAGTACATCATTAATATATACTTCATCAACGCTATCTATTTCTGTTGAATCTAAATAATAATCCTTGCTTGTACCATCTGCACAAAACATATTTATTCTTTTAGGTTGTAATAGATTAACGTCTTGATATAATGTTCCACCACCAGATGGACTTCTGTTTATAGTTGTTGTTGGAATAAAAGCCTCACTTGTTATTTGATTTAGATTTGCTCCATCATAAACGAAATAATTCGTGCCATCTTTTATATATACTTTATTATTAAATGAAAAAAATGATGTTCTATTATTGTTCATAGTCTCTGACAGCATTATTAAATTTTGTGTGCTTGGTACAGTAGGAAAATTGTTCCACAAATATAACTTAGTACCAGAATGAACAAGTGCTTTATTTGTACTATATATGTATATACCATTTATTGAATTGGTATCTAACTCTGCTAGCTTTCTATATCCTGGTCTAGACTGAATACAATTTCCTTCTGTTGTATAATCTTTGTATATATTTAGTGCATCTGGACTTCTATTTAAATTTACTAAGCTCTCATCATTCTTGAAATCAACTCCAGCCAAATCAATATACTGCCTTTTTATTGATGTTGCCATCTTCTCCTCCTCTTAAATAATTCCTTCTTCAATTTCAATTGAAGGTAATTCTCTTCTAGTATCTAAATTTTGCATTCTTATTTGATACTCTTTATAAAATGCACTATAGTCTGCACTTGGATCCACCTTTAAGATATCATTAGCAACTAAATATGGTAGTATTGCTTGCACATCCTGGTCTATTTCTAAAGTAAAATTATCTTTAGTTTCTATATTAATTTCAGTTGGATATGCATAATATTCTATTATATATCTTCCTTTTCTGGCTTCTACATATATTTTTTTACCAACTATATAGTAATTTGTATTTGCCTTGTTATTATTTTCATCCAGTCTTACAATTCTCTTAAATTGATATAAATCCATAGGTAAACTATATTCAATCATAGTGTTATCTGTGTCAGTGTCAATATTTATTGTCTTTGTTTTCAATATTTTTTTCTTTTGAGATAAGTACTGATAGTTAGTTGCATATACTAAATTAATCCTATTACGTATATCTTCGTCCTCTGTTAATAATTGATTATTTGGGCTATACTCTTCTATTAATCCCAGCATTATCTTCTTATTTTCTCCTAAGGTCATCACTTCACCTCTTTATATATTTCTTCTATTTGACTAATTTCTTCCTTTAAATCTTTTAGTTTATAGAACTCTCTATCTGGAATAATATATCCAAGCGTTTCATCCCATATTAATATAGTTCCTTCTGGTATCTCTTGTATTAATATACTTTTTTCCGTAGACTTTATCCCTTTATATTCTGTTTTTTTGTGTATTTCTGTTTTTAGTATTAAATCATCTAGAGTTTGATGTATTGTCCCATCATCTGTTTTTTCATCAAATTTTGTTTCTTTTGCTATTGTTCTCCCATAAAATTGTCTTAGCGTTGGTTTTATAGTAAATAATTCATTTTTATCCATCTGTTTTTCCTCCTTCAAATTCTGGTGCAAATGAAAGGATTTGAACCTTTACGACCGAAGTCAAGAAATTTTAATTTTCTTACGTCTCCCTTTTCCGTCACATTTGCATAAAGAGGGAGATTATCCCTCTAGATTACATTGCTGTTTTTATCACATAGATTTCTTTTGGTCTTGTTATTAGTGCGCCAAATACATATAAGCCCTTGATAGCATCACTAAATGCATCTTGTGGTCTATATGCCTCTACCTTATTAATTTGTTCAGCAAAAGCTATTGCTTTGTTTGTTCTCAATATATTATAGAAAACATTGTCTTTTGTGTCTGATGTTTGAGCTTTACCAGTAGGTAAAAGATTTTCAATACAAACAAATGCATTATTTATTTTTCCGACAGCACCTTTTTTTAGGATTTCTGGGTTGTTGGTTGATAATTCTGTTAATGCTTGTCTATATATTGTAAATGCTTTTGGAGCAACTTCTAAATAATATGTATCTGTAACTTTACAGTCATTTTCGTATAATTTTGAAAATCCGTCTTCAACGCTAGATATTGCATTTGTTTTTGACAATGTTATAACACTTGAACTTTGTGCTAATGGATTTTCAGTAGCTTCTACTCCTGCTTTTACTAATGATGCCACATATTTATCTCCTGCTTGTGATAATCCCTTACTAGCTTCATCTGTAAGTTCATCCATCAAGCCTGGAGTAGATTGAGCCTTATCAACATCATCCACTTCAAAATTGAAATATTTATACTGATTTAATTTTAGTGTCATGCTTCCATCAGAACCAGATTCTCTAGTTATTGCCTCCCCTGGAACATAAGTTTTAATAGTTGGTCTTGTTACACTTAATATTTTAATTTCTTTTGAATTTTTGGTTTCTGGGTCCCATGTAAAATCACAATGTTTCCTTAAGGATGTAATCTTCTCCAATGCCTTATTAAATTTTGTACTCCAAACAGTTCTTTGAAAATTTAGTATACTCATTTTTTAATCCTTTCTTTATAGGACTATTATTTGTTTTTACCCCATAGCTGCATAGACTTTTCAACAACCGCCATTAATTTTGGATTTTCTAAGTCTTCTTCCGTGAAATTTCTAACCTCTTCTGGAGTATAATAATCCTTTATTTCATTACTTGAATTTGTTGTTTTAGCACTTCCAGGAGACTTTGGTTGTGTAGGTTTACTTCCATTAACTTTTTGATACATTTCATAAATTTTAGAAACCTCTGTATTCAAATTAAATTGATTTCTAAATGAAGAAAAATCCTTATCTTCAAGGATTTTCGTATCATAGCCTTTGGCTTTTAAATTATCTACATCTTTCATTTTTATTAATTCTCGGCAAACGTCATTAAATATAGTTTTGTCTCTAAGACTTCTTTCTTTTTCTGGAATAGATGCAATTCTATTTGCCTCTGCCTCCATCTCTGTTTTACCAAGCTTAATAATATCGCTTGCATCTGCCTTTGCTAAAACCATTTCATCTCTTTCATTTAAAGATGACTTTATTATTTCTGGTATTTGCATCCCTTGTTCTTTGTAGAACTCTTTTGATTTTGTAATTACATCATCAATACTATCTGCTCCCAATACAGACCTCATAATGGTCTCAAGTTCTTGATATTTTGCTTTAGTTGTTGCTTCATCTCTTTCTCTCTTTACTCTGTCTCTAATAAGTCTTGCTTCAATTTTTTCTTCTGCAATTTTATTAGCTCTCTCCTCAATTTGTCTTTCTATTTCTTCTGTATTAGGTTGAGTTACTTCTTCCGTAGCCCCTTGAACATTTTCTACTCCCTCGCTAGCATCAGTTTCGATTTGTTCCTCATTCTCTGATGTTTCAGGTACATCATTTACAACTAATTCGTTGCTCTCCTCTTCGTTTTCTATAAACATATAAACCTCCCGTTTTTAGTCCGTCGACTTTAAATTCCTTGATAGCAGTTTTACGTCTTACACATGTTTTGGACATAATAAAAAAGCATCATGCTTGATACTTTTAGTTTTTCTTTTCTTTTAAATCATTTATCTTTAAAATTTCTTCTTTTCCACAATTCTTACACTTATAATAAATTGTATCATTTTCCACTCTTTCAACTCTCATCTCTAGTAATTTACATTTTGGACAATTCACTCGAACCACCTCCCATAGTATTTACTAGCTCTTGTTGTATTCCATCTGCTTCGCTTTGTATATTATCAATTGAGTTCATCGTATTGTCTTGCTGTTGCATTGCTTGTTGAAATTGTGCTTGCATGTGTTGGGCTTGCATCTCCATCTCATCTATCTTCTTCTGTTTTGTTTGTCTCTTCTTTAATATATTTTGTAATGCAAATTTAGGCATAATGCTATATTCTGGTAGTGCTTCAACATACTCCTCAAATGTTATTTTCTGTGACATCATTAGGTTCTCTATACTCTGTTCTTGCGCAAGTCTATCATATGGAGATTGAGGTGTTATATCTACTTTTATATTAGCATCTAACTTCTTTAATAATTCGTATGAAAATACTCCTGGAACTTCTCTTGTATTTCCTTCATCATCCTCAACTTCATACATTACCCTCATCCCATCAACTTTATAAGCTTTCCACATGTCGTACCAAATTCTAGCTAAATCTTCTATAAATGTTTTATATGTTTCAACTTGCTCGTTTAGTGGTTGTTGAGTTGCTTGCTGTACCGCCAAAATGGCTTTACCAGATGTCTGAGTTGGATCCACTTTTCCAGTTGCTACATCTCCTGCTCCTTCTAAATCCTTTGTATTATTTTGCAAATCATCTTGTAAATTCTTCGCATCTGGCGACATGTTTGTAGCATTTAAGTATCCAACTTGTTTTAAAACATCTTGAATTGTAGCACCACCTTTAAGTTTAATAGTACTTCCTGTCTTTTCTAAAGCATTTGCATTTAACACCATATCTTCATTTACTACTAGTTTAGGGAATGCTGCTAATTTAACCGCTAAAGCCCTTCTAGTAGCTATTTTATTTATTTCAATTTGATTTGATATTGTATTTCTAACAGCTCCAACACCTCTCGCAGAACCTTTAACCTCTTCCCACACAATATGCGCAACGGGATATAAAGTCATTCCTGTTGGCTCTCTTGTTTCTAATTCGACAGATTTAGTTGCTCGTGTATAATATATTTCTCCTTTAATCTTATAATATTTAAGTAAAACTAAACACATTGGATTAACTTCATCTGTTATTGTTTTATATCCGGCTTGTTCAAGTGTTTCGCCATCTTCCACTATCAATTCTATCTTATCCTTATCTATTCCTAGTTGAGTTGCTTCCTCTCTGACTTGTGATATAGGTTTTCTATAAGATATTATTATATACGGTTGCGATTGAATATCACTACTATTTTCATTTCCATAATATATATTATTTTTATCAATTACTTCTGTACATACTTCCTGTTTATTGGTATCAAAATAATTATGAAGTATGCCTTCATCATTGATACATGCATCTTTTACAGCCTCTTTAATCTTGCTCGAAACTTGTTGCAATTCCCAAACTTTATTTGAATGTCTACTTAAAACCTTACACAATTCCTCTAAAAGCTTGCCTTCATCTTCTGCATTATAAAAGTTAGGATTATATACTATAGCATACGCATTTGAATTTATAACACCTAACTTGTATTTCACTATTGATTTTATAATATTTATGACTATTGGAGTTTCTTTGCCTATATTAAGATATTTGGTTTGATTTCCATAATAAAAATCATAGTTTTTCTCTGTATCTGTATAAACTTTTTTCATTCTATTATACATTCTACCTTTTTCGAAATCTCTCCACACGCTTGTTATTTTTTCATCAATATCTTTCATCAACATTTCTCACTTCCTTTTGGCTTTCTGCACTACCATCATAGTTTTCTAAATTTTCAAATACATCAGCCCAATATTCCTTTTCTTTTTCTATATTATCCGTTTTTCTTTTTTCTTCTATCTTTTTCTTCACTAACGTTATAGGATTTTGTATTTTTGTTTCTTTTCTCTGCAATCTCACTTGATAACCACCAAAAAAGCCGTATGATTAGACATACGGCTGGAAAAATAACATTAAACACTTCCATTTGAAATCTCCTTCATTTTCTTATATTTTCCATTAATCCTTCTTAATTTCAACTCTCTTTTTTTATTATCATCATACATTTTTACTTCCTCATTTTCATTTGAGTAATACCTTTCTCTAAAAACTCTTTTTTTCATCATTTCCTCCTAAAAAACCTCTATATCACTTCCAAAGTCTCCTTGTATATCTTCTTCAAATCCAAAATCTTTTGTAATGCTTTTTTCAAACTGATCTTCCTCAATTTGTACTACATTACTTTGTTGTGATTTTATATGATAAGCTATAGCTGTTCCCATAATCAAATCATCATGTGAGCCTTCTTGAGCTTCTGGTCTACCTTTCTCGTTTTTAACAAAAGTTACACCTTCTTTTAAAATTTCAACATCTGATATTTGTTCTATATTTTCACTAAATATTCTTTGTAGTTCCGCTAAAATTAATGGCCTTGTTTTTTTGTTTGTCTCAAACCCAAAACTTTTTTCTAGTTTATTAGTATAATCGTCTACTTTTTCTCTTACATAAAGATTTGGATACTCATATTCTTCTGCCAACATCTTTGTTGGGTATGTACTATAGTTAGTTTCTAAACCAACTAATGCCGTGTTGTAATAAATGCCCAAACAATAGATTTGTCGAGTATAGTATGTCTCATCTTTTTCGTGTTTTAGTACAGCTACAATATTATCATTAACATTATCAATAGCAACACCAGTAAAATTGTCGCTACCTTCTCCTGCAGTATCTCCACCTAAAACATACGGTTTGTTTTTTTCTGGTTTCTTGAAAATTTTAATGCATCCATTTGTATCACTTATCCACTTAATATCTGTTATTATTTTTTTGTCAATTGTTACTAAGATTTTGAAATCAAAATACCCTACATCTATCACGCCATTATTCTTTAATTGTTCCAGTTTGTCTATTCTTTCTACTAGAACCTCTTTATTAAAGTAACATTTACCAGATGCAATAAATGCTTCTTCTGGCATACATGGATACTCTTGTTTAATTAATTCTTTGTCTATATATTTTTGATATTTTTTAAAGTACCAATAAAGTTGATTTTCATCTAAATGCTTATCATCTCTTAGCCATTTTAATCTTTCATATATCCATTCTCCTTTTTTCCTATTTATATCATTTAAAAATTTGGTACGCATATTCTTTGTCTCAAAGTTTAATCTATATTCTTTGGTTTTCCACCAGGGATAAAAACAATTTATATGCTGTCCAGATTTCCACATCTCTCTATAGTCATTAAATCCATTAGCCGTTGTCTCCCATATTTTAATTGCATTTTTAGTAAATGTTTCTCCTAATGATGCCTGAATACTTGAAATACCGTCTCTCCAAAAAGCACATTCAGAGCCATGAAAAAAGTTGATTGTTCTAGAACGACCAACTTCTTTTGTAGCAGTATCTATACTCCAACTACTATTTAATTTTTCAAATAATAACTGTCTTTTTGAGTTATATTTTTCTGTCGGTTTTAACATTTCCGGAAGTCTATTATACGTAAATTTGGCTTTATTTTGGAATATAGCCTCTGTATTGCTACTTTTATCTGCCAATGTTAATCCCTCAAAATTATGTCTTGTTATAGTCGCAGCTAACTGATATGCTGTTATTAACGTTGTAAATCCCTGCTGACGTCCCTTCAAAACTAATAATGATATATCTGTTATTAGTCCTTCTTCAAAATCCTTTATTGCTTTATTTAACGTATCTATAAATTCATGTTGTACTTCATTTATAAAAAAAGGAACAACTTTTTTATCTTTGTCAACAACTGTAAAACACAACTCTATTAATTTCTCTGGGTTATCTATTATTTCTTCTTTTAATTCTTCATTATGTACAATTTCATGTGCTACACCTAAAACAAACCTTTCATCTTTTTTTATGTCATGGTGACACTCCCACTGTTGTTTCCTTCTCTCTATAAGAAATTTTGCTGTTATCTTAATCATAATACATCTTCTAATTTTATTATTTTAGTAACTTCTCCCGAAAGATTTGTGTCCTGTTTACTTGACCAGCCAAAATTATTCTCTAAATTAAATTTAGCACCTTGAAATCTTTTGTTATCAAATGTAGCCTCTGCAGTATAAACTTCAACTGTTTGCTTCGCTCGTTTTATTATCTCAGCAAACTCTGTATTACCATAATCCTTTTCATACCTTCGTATTGTTTCTGTTGTAAGTCCTAAATATAGAGCAAGTCCCGAAATAGTATATGGTTTTCTACACTTATCACATTCATTAAAATAATTAGTAATTACCTCTATTAATTCTTCTGGCGTTTTATATTTGCATCTTGAATTGACAGTCAAGTACTCTTGTTTTAGCTTTTCTTTGCTAATATTCTCATTATAAAACTTCAAGTAACTCACCTCATTTATTATCACAGTAATCTCTATATTTACAACTACTGCATTTTTTATCTTTATCAAATAGACATTTATGTTTCTCGTCTTTCATATAAGCTAGCTTCATTCTATATTCCACATCTATTGACTTTGCTAGTTTGTAATTATTCATTTCACACCTTACACATAAAAAAGAGCTAGAAAAGCTCTAACTCTTTCAGAATATTAAATTGTAATCGTGGGCCTGCCTGTTACCAAGCAATTACTTTATAACTTGATAACATTTTAACACTTTAAAACCGTACAAAACGTACATATTTAATTTTTTTCAAAAAATCTTTTTAATTTTATTCTTGCTTTTTCTTCCGAACTATAATTCATCAAATGCATAATCTTAATCCAATTGCATTCATCAAAATATCTATATCTTATTATCTGTCTTATTTCGCTGTCTTCTATGTAGTTAAGTTCATATTCGATTTTTATTAATAGTTTATTTATTTTATCTCTCTTGCCTTTTAAGAGTTTTCTATATTTTCTATCTCTGATTTGTTTTTTATAGTCCACTCCTTGTATTGTTCTGTGACACTCTGTGTATGGAAAATTAGTTGAACTTCCTTTTACACTATCAGCTACCGTATTGCCAATATTATTATTTTGTAATCTTCTCTCTAAGTCTTTTACTTCTCTTTTAAGAAATATGATTTGTTCTAAATCTTTTTTATTCATTTGTACCTCCTACAAATATTTTTTTAAATCTTCTTTTCTGACTGCTAATGTTAACTTGCCTAACTCAAAACTTATAACTCCATCTTTATCTAATATCTCAAACTGCTTTTTTACTACTGTATCTCCATTTATCATAACCATTTCAAGTTTATTCATTTGTACCTCCTAACTTTTTTATTTTTTTAACTTATTTTCAAAGTATTGTTTAATACAATTTTTACAGTTTTCTTTATCTGTAAATTCATTGCAATTTTCTTTTTGACCCATTTGCTTGCAAATATCTTCGTCTATATCATGATTATTTAGCATTTCTGACATTAAATCTATTATTTTATCTTTTTGTTCTAGTTCCTTTCTTAGCTGTTCTATATATGTTTCATATTTTTCAATTTGTTTTTTTATTATATAATATTGTTGATTTTCTACTATATTTGCAACAGCACTTCTCTTTAATTTCTTACCATCTTCATATCCTTGCATATATCCTAACGCTTCATTTTGTGCTAATGCTATCATTTGATAATTATTATTCCTATCTTGTTTTAATTCTTCATTCTCTTTTAATAAACAATCCACTATTTCAAAGAAAAAATCAGGTTCTATTGTGTTTATTATATTCCTATTTCTTTTTAACTCTTCATATGATTTTAATAATTCCTCGTTCATTTATTCTCTCCCTTCTAATAGTTCTTGTAAACTATTAATTGATTTTTCAATTGCAAAACGTTCCAAAATATTTCTTTCCCCTCTGGCTTTCTCTTTTTTTATCTCTAATTTTTTAATGTTATCTTTTACTTTTTGAACTGGAATATAATCATTTGATAAGATTTTATTTATCACATCGTGAATTTCAGCATCTCCATATTTTCCAATTATTCTCCTTCTCTCTTCAAATTTTAATTCTTCATTCTCTTTTTTTAATTCTTTAATTGTTTTTAATCTAAAATCATCTATTCTCTTGCTTAGTTTACTTAAATTAATTATTCTTGTTTTTCCAAAAATTCGTGCTAACAAATTCTGTTGTTTTTTAGTTATAAATACAATAAATTCAAGTATGTCATCGTATATAATAGCTATTCCTCGTAACATCAAATAAGGTAAATTTAAAATAATTTCTAAAATATAAAACATTTCGTATAATATTACATTTTTCAGTCCTATTTTTTTTATACATTCTTTATATTTCATTTTCTCCTCCTACTATCTTTAATATTTCTAATACATAATATTCTTTACCTTTCTCAGCTCCCCATTCTTCTTTGCCTTGTCCTACTCTTAATTTACATTTACATGTTATAGTAGGATTGTCTTTTCTATATCCATTTCTAAATATAACTTCAACTTCTTTGTTTTTATAATCTAATCCAAATACTTTTTTAATTCTAATATGATAGTATTGTTTAAGCTCTCTATACTCTTCTTTCTTCTCTCCACTTTTTATCATGTCAAACCATTTCTTTTTAATTGGTAATATTAACATTCTTCTCCTCCTACTTTATAGCAATTAGCCATATAACTTTCTTTTGTGTTGCATTTTTTTATTATTCGAATATAACATATCTTATATTGTGTTATATTCGCACAACTCTCACAAATACTTAATCTCTAAGTCTACACGTCTTACATCTTTTGAATATAACATTTATAATTTGAGTTATATTCACACTTTTTTCATTAAATTTTACCTAAAAAAAACGTATCTTTTTTATAACATTATTGCTTTGCTCTCTAGTAACACCTATGTACCTCAAAGTAATTCTCTCAGATGAATGATTATATATTTCCATCAACATAGCAATATTGTTACGACTTAATTTATACATAAAATATCCAAATGTTTTTCTCATAGTATGAGTTCCTACATTGAACTCTCCACAAGCATTACAAGCTCTTTTTATTATCTCATATGCCCTATTTCTTGTAATTGGCTTATTATGTCCTTTTCTGCTCTTAAACATATATTCATCCGGTGATTTACCTTGAACATAAACATCTATTTCTTTTTTTAAATATGGATTCCAATCATATATTTTTTGCTTACCAGTTTTTTGTTCTCTTATGGAATATCCTCTTTTTATGCAATCTTTAACTTTGTAATTTAAAATATCAGAAATTCTTAATCCAGTGTAAATACCAAAAGAAAATAACAGAGCATCTCTACTATTTCTAACTTGCAAATAATTATGTATCTCTTTTATTCTATCTGTATCTCTTATTGGTTCTACTATATTCAATACGTTCAACTCCTAAATTCATAAATATTTTTTTAATGCTATCCTCTGCTTTTGGAGTATATGGGCATCTTGTCGGTTCCTTCCAATCTTTTTCTCCAAGACCCACACACCCTAAACATATATTTTTTTCGATTGAGCTCTTGCAAGGCTCTTTTAATTCTCTATACTCACTTTTCATTTGCTCTCCTAATCCAAATATGGATAATGTCTTTCATTCTCATTCAACATCTGGTATTCTTTAGCCTTTTTCATATACGCTATATACTTCCTTAACTGTTTATTAAACACATCCTTACGTGAATTAATATCTTCTATGCATTTTCCAACCAAATAAATTTCCTCTTCTAACTCCTTAGTGGACATACTCTTAAAATCACGTGCTAATCTATACCCTTTAACTTGTGAATTATATAAAACAACCCTTCTCTGCTTTAATTTACTAATTTCATCTCTAACCTTTCTATCAGGAAGTCCTGACTTGCTTGCTAATTCTTCTCTCGTTGTAAATTTATATTTACTTAAATAACTTTCAATGTTCATTTGTTTCTCCTTTCAATCGTTTGCAGAGCACTAAATAAAATAAACTGTTCTTCTTCTGTAAGTTGTGAATATTGTTCTTCTTCTTTACATCTATTTATAATTCTAATTCTTTCAGAATACTTTTTGTCTTTCAAGAGCACACTATATTTATTAAATAAACTTAAATAAATATCTCTATGTCTTATTCTATTTATGTCTGCGGTTTGTACTCCGGTTTATACTACTGTTTTCACTACTCTTTATACTACTGTTTTTACTTTCAAAATTGTAAGTATTTATTTTGTATTTATTGGGTTGACCTTTTTTCCCTTTAATATAAAATAAAAGTTTATTCTCTATTAACGCATTTCTAATCTGTATAAAGGTAGCCTCCCTATCAATTCTCATAATGCTCATCAATCTGCGGTTATCTACTGTAATCCATTCAGCCCAATTACATCTATTGAACAATGCAATTAACTTGTACCATAACAATTGTGATGAATTAGACAAATAATTAGTTTCGAGCCACTTCTCAAAAGCATTAATTAAGTCTATATATGTCATAACTTTATCCTTTCGTAAAATAAAGGGCTAAAACTTATGTTGTCTTAACCCTTGTTGATATAACTTTTTCCTATCAATTTTATAAATTCTTCTTCTGTATGTGTTTTCATATATTCTTTTTGTGCATCTATTCTTAACTGTTTTATAACATTTTCATTGTCGTGGCATTTTCTACATATTAGTTTTACAAATTTATGTTGTATACTTCTTTTTCTATTACTTCCACCAAATATCTCGTGTGGGTCTAAGTGTTTTGAATACTTGCCACAAACGTCGCATATTCCTTCTTTAACTATGCCTTTATCTCTTTGTTTCTCTAGATATCCAAGTTTCTTACTTTTTTTCTTGATTTTGCACGTATTTTTATATTCCCTATCCTTGCAAAAATAACAAAAATCCTTATTTATCTCTTGTTTTAGTAGTAAACAATAGCAATATTTAATATATTTTTTGCTTCTAATCCTTAAAAATTTACACATTTTGTTTTTCCTCCTTGCAATATTTCTGGAAATATGCTATTATGTATACAGTTAGTCATATTTGATTAATGAGTTTCGTACTATCTGGAATTATCTTTTCTTCTGTCAGATAGTACTTTTATTTTTTCTGAATATGTTAATAAATGTTTTATGTGTACATCTGTTATTATCTGTATATATTGACTCTTCTCCTCTTCACTTAGTGTTGTTATATCTAATATTTCTTTTATATCGTTTAGTCCAGAAATTTCAGTATCAATCAAACAATTAGCAAATTTACTAATCTTCTTAACAACACCAGTTTGTTCATCTATTTCCCTAATTAAATATGGATCTTGTCCAAAGCCCGTAACTATCATCACAATAATTGCCACAACAAACCCTAAAATTATGCCTATAAATACTTGCATCTCTTTTTCCCTCCTTTCTATCCCAATATTTTATTCAGTTTTCTGTCTAATACATTTAAGCCTTTCCAGATTTTTTGACATAAATTAATCTTGAAAACTTTATAAACCATAACTTCCGTTACTATTGCTAATGTAATTGTTCCTACTAGCTCTGCTACTACTACCATGCCACATAAGAATACGTCTATTAAATAACTTATCATTTGTTTCGCCTCCTTCCAAACTTATCCAATTAATCTTTATTTCCTGTTAATTCTTTTAATTTTATTGGACTAATGTAATACGTCCATTTCTTGTTAGAAATTTGCATCGCATAGCCTATTGGTAAAATGTTTCTTTGTAATCCTACTCTTACAAACTGTTCTGATTTATGAAGTCTCTTAGCTGCTTCTTTAATAGTAATCTTTTCAGTTTCCAACTTTTCATCTCCTTTCCTTTTTGTACCTTGTCGCATTCATATTACGTGCTACGTAATATTTAATTAAAAAAAATATCTTTTCCCTCGTCCTTTGATAAATTTAATATATTAATGATATCTATTATATCTGTTAAACTAAAATCTACTTCATCTGAAAATCTTCTATAAATATAAGCATCACTTTTTTCCCATTTCTTAGCCAAATCTTGCTTTGATATATTTTTTAATTTCATATAGCTTTCTAATTTTATTATTATCTTTTTTCGATTATTCATCATTTCACCTCCTCAAATTACGTATCACGTAATTACGTTGTACGTAATATATATCATTTTATTTTCTTTGTCAATACTTTTTACGTAATTTTTTTATTTTTCCCAAAAAAATATTGCGTACTGCGAAAAAATGTAGTACAATAGTTTTGTAGGAGGTTTATTTTATGGAAGAACTTTTTGCTCAAAGATTATCTGAGTTAATTGAAAATAGCAATTATATATTAGCAGACTTAGAAGAAACTGTTGGTAAAAAGGCTGCTACTATTTCTAGATATGCTTCTGGTGAAATTAAAGGTGTAAAGAGAGAAACTATTGTAAAATTAGCTAATTTCTTTGGGGTTTCACCTGCATGGTTAGCCGGACTATCTAACGAAAAGTACACAAATACAAAAACTGATAAATTTGGAAACTCTGTAACCCCAATTCCTATATTACGGTACAGTTAAAGCTGGATATGACTATCTTGCACAAGAAAATTGGATTGGAACTGTTGATGTTGAAACTTCTTTAGTTGGAAATGGAGATGAGTACTTTGCTTTAAAGATACACGGCGATAGTATGTCACCAGTTCTTATTGAAGATGACATTGTTGTTGTTGAAAAACAAAATGATTTTGAAAATGGTGATATTGTTGTAGCGATTATAAATGGAGATGAAGCAACAATAAAAAAAGGTAAAAAAAGTGATAGCAGTATTTTATTGCAACCATTAAACTCTAGTTATGAGCCACTTATTTTCACTTATAATGAAATGAAAACTATACCTATTGAAATTATTGGTGTAGTAAAACAATTAAAAAGAGATTTTTAGAAGATTGTTATGAAGATTATTGATTTTTTAATAGGAGATGTATCATGTTTGTTATTGTATTTATTTTTTATACATCAATCGTTTTAGGCATGTTGAAATATATAAACAGAAGTCTTTTCTTTATAAGGCCAATGACAAAAAAGTATAAAATAATGGCTCCAGATTTACATAATAATATAAAAAATAGATATTTTATAATGTTTATTTTTAATATTATAATATTTGCAATATTACTATTTTCATTTTTCTTACTTTCATACTATCAGCATTCTATTTATAAAAAATATGACATCTTAGAATATATTAATGAATTTTCAGATGATTTATTTGACTGGCGTAAAATATATGATTTGAATATACCTGAAGACATAAAAAAAAGTTGCTTTTTAATACATAATAAAAATTATGAAGAGTTTAGAAAATTGTATATATATGAATTAAATATGGAAAAAGATTTTATTACTGATAAAATTGAAAAACTAAAAAAATATGAAAATTAACATTTTATATAATATAGTTAGCATTGTAAAACAGCTATATTGTTAATTTATGCAATTTAATTATATTTTATTCAAAATATATTAATATAAAAAGAGAAATATGTTACTGATTTGCGACAAGGTACATATTTCTCACACATAGGCACTGAAAGTGACTACATTTGTTATTATAGTATAAATGTCCCTCCCTTTCAAGTGTTTAATTAAAATATTTGAAAGAGAGGTTTTAATATTATGAAATTACCTAATGGCTTTGGAAGTGTTCATAAACTTTCAGGAAAGAGAAGAAATCCGTTTAGAGTCCGTGTAACTCGTGGCTGGTCAGATGATGGAAAGCAATTATATTCTACTATTGGTTACTATCATACACGAGAAGAAGCTCTTACAGCTCTTGCAAATTATAATTCAAACCCTTACGATTTGGCAACAGACTCGATTACATTTGCTGAGGTTTACAGAGAATGGTCCGAAGAGCATTTTACAAAAATTGTTCCTTCTGCACAAAGAACTTGGAAATGTGCATACAAATATTGTTCTCCCATATATAATATGAGATTTAAAGACATTAGAGTTTCACATCTAGAAAAAACTATAAGAGATGCAGATGTCGGTTTAAATACAAAACAAAGAATAAAAAGTCTATTCAATCTTATGTATAAATGGGCATTAAGACACGAAATATGTGATAAAGATTATGCTCAACTATGCAATTCTGTTGAAAAAGCAAAACCACAAATTGTCAGAATACCTTTTACTTATGATGAAATAAATCTATTGTGGGATAATATAAATTTTCCTTTTATAGATATGGTTTTAATAAGTTTATATTCTGGCTGGCGTCCTCAAGAATTGGCACTACTAAAAACAGAGAATATAGATTTAGAGAATATGACCATTAGGGGTGGCTTAAAAACAGATGCAGGAAAAAATAGAATTGTCCCTATACATTCCAAAATTCAAGATTTAATCAGAACTAGATATAATCCAAACAGTGAATATTTATTCTACGATACATTACAAGATAATTACCCTATTAATACTTATGAACGATATTATGGACGTTTTCAAAAAGTAATGTCTAAACTTGATTTAAAACATATGCCCCACGATACCAGACATACTTTTATCACAGAAGCAAAAGAAAAACGTATGAATGAATACATACTAAAATTAATTGTAGGACATTCTATTCAGGACATTACCGAAAAAATATATACCCATAGACAAATTAATGAACTAAAACAAGAAATTGAAAAAGTTAATTATACCAAAATGGAACCTAATATTTAG